AGCGATCTCCGTGTAGGTATTCGGCGAGGCCGCGTCACCGACGGAGATATAGGTATCTTGGGAGGACATCGCATCGGACATGATCTGCTCCTTTACGCGTTCGCGTTCCAGCCAGTTGTCGTACTCGTTCTCGATCGGAGCCGGGAGCAACGGAAAAAGGCCGTGGTGAACCTCAGTGGCATGAGGTCACACACGGCCTTCTCCGTGCTCCCTTCTGTCTCGGCACACGCCCTGAAGGTAGGGTGTTCGGGCTGCAGGCCCTAGTGCGCCGGAAGAACCTGTTACTGCATCGTCTTAGAAGACTCCTGCTTGTGTCTGATATTGTACAAAATAGTCAGCCGTGTGGCGCGACAAACCGCCGTGTATCTCCGGCTCCGCGCCTTCCATTTCCAAATCGAACGTGACCCAGGCTTGCACGGTATCCAGTAACCCAGCAAAACCGTCTAACCGTTGCCGAATAGCCGTTCCTGCCGCGTCTGCTGCCGCCCTGGAGCTACTTCCAGAGGTCGGCTGGGCGTAGACGTCTATCTGGATCCGCGCCCGCGCCAGGCTCGCCACGCCCCTGAGCGTGTTCGGCCTGACAATGTCGATCGCCTGGATGACACCAGCCGGGTACGTGCATTTCTGCGGCAGCATGTCGGGATACAAACGGGTACCCAACAGGCCAGAGACCGTGACATCGGCCAGCACGTAGTCCCGCACCAGATCGCGGATCGTCACGCGGCCTCGCCTCGTGAAACCACCGGGATCAGAATCCCTTCGCGCCGGCCCACTTCCACGACCGGCTTGACGTCGTAGGTCCGCCCGTCATGCCCGATCAGCCGCGACACATCCGGCAGCACGTCCGACCGATACCACGTTTTGTACACGCCCTCGATCTCGCTGTGAATCTGCCGCGCCTGCCAAAACTCCCGCGTCCCGCTCGGCAACCACTGCGCCCAGATCGTCGCCGTCGCGGCCCACGTCAGCAGGCTCTGCCCCGTCGTGGCGTCTTCAGACTCCGTGGCCGTCTGCAGCACGATCTCGCGGTCCAGCAGTCCGGCCTCAATCAGACCCACGTCGATCTCCAGGGTCGCACCTTTTGCGCGGCGGTGTACATCAGGTTGTCCAGAATCATCCGCGTGCCGACCGGCAACCCGTCCTCGCGTGCGTGGAACTTCCGCACCATCTCGTACAGCGCGGCCTTGATCAGTTCCGGAATGTCTCGATGGTCCTCGGCATAGCCGGCAGTGTAAGTAATCCGCACCGCGCGCTTCGTGGCGGACGTAGATGGCCACACGCCACTCTCTGGCAGCACGATCCTGCCCCGCGGTGCGCGCGGCTCCAGCCCTGACGGGATGACGGTATAGTTCTCGTCGTCCCACGTCTGCTCAGACCCGGAGCCGTCGTCATAGACGATGCTCTCGACGGACACCAGTGGCGCCCGCGGCAGTTCGATGATCGGATCCGTTGGGAACGCATCGAGGCCGTAGACCCGAGAGGCCATGATCAACTGACGGCCGGTCAGCGCCTCGAACAGTTCCTCAGCCGCGGCAATCCAACCGCGTATCAGGTCATCTTCGCTGGAGCTCGTAAAGCGCAGCATGTCCTTGGTCGTGTCCAGATCCAGCGGCAGCGCCACCGTGCCAGGCGAGCCCGACAACAGCTCGTCGTACTCCTGAATGAACGCACGGCCTGTCACGACGCCACCGCCATTGATTCACCGACATAGTGCTGAGCGATCCAGGGGAACCTATGAGCAATCCCCTGTGACCAGGGCTTCGTGTCGCCGTGGAAGAAGATGATCCTGGCCGTCTCCGGCAGTTGCCGCGTCACGCGCTCGATGTGGTTCCTGAACGAGAACACGCCATCGGCGCGCGTCCACTTCGCCGCTGTGTCTTTGTAGAGATACGACAGCCAGCCCTGGTCGGAGCCGTGATAGCCGGCACGCATCGCCATCGCGGGTGACACCTTTGGATCAAACTTCGCCCAGGCGTCCGTCCGACTGCCGGCCGTGAGCAACATCATCGAGCCGTTGAACGGCGTGCGGGGATTCGTCTTATCGCCCCAGATGACGAAGTCCTCCGGACGGTCCCAGACGGGCGTCATGTCTCGTACTAGAATCGCATCAAGGTCAAGAGCCACAAAGCGATTGCCGAACCACTGCGCCGCGTCAGGGTGGAACATCCGCAGCCGCCTATAACAGCTCGGATTCTTGCCACCGTGCGGGCTGGGGATGTCGGCGTAATCTTTCCAGGCCGGGATGACTTCAACCCGAGGATCGATGCCGGGTGTGTCATCGGTTACACACACGAACCGATGCGGATGCGGATAGTGCCTGGCTACCTGTGCCCGGAGCGTATTGACGGTCTCTGGGCCAAACGATACCCGCGCCAGCTTATGAGGCTTCCAGCGCCAACAGACCACCGTATCGGGCTTCATGCCACCGCCTCAACTGACTGTCGCGAGTCGTACACCAACTCGGACGGAATCAACCCGCGCAACGGCTTCCAGTGCGGGATCGTCTCCCGCTCGGCCTTGCGCTTTGCCAGCTCCGCGTCGTTAATCGGATCGTCCTTGCGCGTATAGACAGCGGGGGGCGTGGAGGCGTCCGCGATGATGTCGCGCGGATACCGGATCAGGACTTCACTGCGAATGATGTGCGCCCTCGCCTGAGCCTTGAGACGGTCGCTGAACTCACCACTGGTCCCGTAGCAACCCGACAACCGCTCGTCATAGCCGCCGACCTTTGGATGGAAGAACAGGCTGCGAGTAATGAGCCAGGAGTCATTGTGCGGTTTCTCGAGCGTCCCGTCTTTCCTTGTCGTCAGACACTCGGCCAACTGATACGGCCACGGATGCGGCGCCGCCACCCGTCTGAACCGATAGGCATCATCCGTCCGGAGTGGAGCCAACAGCAACGACGACAGCGTCTCCACCGGCAAGACGTGATCGATGTCCGTCAACAACAACCAGTCCGTCGCCGCGACTTCCGCCCCGAGGTTCCGGCAGGCCAGCCAGTTCCAGCGCTTCTTCTGCGTGAGCCGGTAGATCCGGAACGACGCCAGGCCACCAACCGTGACCGCCTTGCGGCCCGGCCGGAAGCCTTTCGGCGAGCAGTCATCGACCACGACCACATGCAACCGCTCACGGAGTGTCGGCGGGTAGTCGAGCCACACTTGCTGGTGTTCCGCCAACATCCCCATGTTCGAGAAAAACGGCAGGACGAGCGTCAGGTCTCTCACGCCTTCACCCAAAAGAACGACGGCGCCTTGTCAGCAGACGCCACAAACACCGGCGCGATGCCGTGCTCGGCCACGTATTCGTCCACGGCTTCCTTCACTTCGATCCGGGCCTTCGCCTTGACCTTGCGCTGGGAATAGTCGTGACCGGACACCATCCCGCCCGATCGGACTTTGGGCACCCACGCCGCCAGGTCTTGCAGCACGAATGCCTTGGCGTGGTTCCCGTCGATATAGACAAAGTCGAGCGATGCGTCAGGCACGTCCTGCGCCGCGGCCATCGAGGTCCGCCGATCAATCACGCAGCGGTACGGCTCCAACTTCGCACGCGCCTGGGCGTACGCGATCTCCATCCGTCGCTGGTTGTTCTTTCGTTCCTGATACGAGGCATACTCCAGCCACGGATCCACGCACCGCAACCGCAACCCTGGCAGTCCATGGCACAGCACGAGCGCATAGTCACCGGCCCAGACACCAACCTCGGCTCCGTTGGTATACCCGAGCGCCGCGAACAGCCGCGGGAGATCGTTACGGCTCAAGGCTGTCCGGATCTGTGCGTGCCCGTTCATCGTCACGCCGGCAAAGTGCGCGACTTGATCGAGCGTCGTCATGGCCGCACCACCGCCACCCACCGCCTAAATCGTTTCTGTGGTTTGAGACGGATCTCCAGTTGATCAGGACTCACAGACGCCACCGTGAACCCAGCCTCCACCACGCGGTCCGCCCACCAAAGCGGTGCCTCCTGTATGAGATGCGCGTTGCGACCATCAGAGAGCGTCTTACCCGATGAATCCAGCGCCACCACGAAGAAGACCACCTTCCGCGCCAGACTGCGTATGTGCGCCAGCACCGCCGGCAGCTTGTCGTGTTCGATGTGCTCGAGGACGTCGGTGCAACACACCAGGTCCGCGAACGATGGCCGCGCATCCTTCCCGTCAATGGCCGGGTCATACTCGCGGACAGAGAGGCGACCATCCTGTTGCAACGCTCGCGCTAACGATCCCTGTCCACAGCCGTAATCCAACACAGACCAGCAGTCATACTCCGTCGCCACCCGCAGCACGGTCGACGCCCATTTACGGCCGTTCCCGCCATAGCCGTTCGCCATCGCGTGCAGCCGCCGCTGCTCGGCCAAGTATTCCGGCGAGATCAGGTCGTTGGACTTGACGAGAATGCCGCCCACCATCTCCGGCACGCTTCGGCCATAGCCTGGGACCATCATGCGATGGCCGCCCCGACATGATGCGAGTACGTAAAGTTGCGGCGCGTGGCGCCGGTAAACCCATCGACTCGGAACTGATCGATCGAATAGCCGGACGCTTGCGCCTCGGCGTACAGTGCATCGAACAACGCCACAAGATCAGCCCGCGGATGCTCGCGCCGTTCTCCGGTGTACCAATGCGTCTTGCCTTCCGTCGCCAACCGAGACACGGCGTACTTGAGATGGAGCTGCGACTCGATCCGGCTGAAGTGGTGCGCCTTGATCCGCGGATCGCGGACGTCCCTGTACCCCGCCCCGTCGACACAATTCCAGTCCCCCTCGAACGCGCCTAGATACTGTCGGTGATTCCTGAACCACACCACGATCTCATCGTTGGCGTCGTGCTTCTGCTTCAGTGTCTCGAGACCAGGCACGAGACCCTTGCACGCCGCACAGTCGAACAGCATCGTGGAGGTCTGGAGCTTGCCCGTGGTCCGATTCAGCAAGATCGCCGCACCGTGCATGTCCTGCGTCCAGAGTTCGGCGAGATCCGCCATAACGAGATAGTCCACATCGGTGTAAATCGCACGACCCTCGTAGCCGCACATCGCCGGAGGACTCCACCGGAACGACGTAAACGGCGTGCGTCCGCGCCGGCTGGACCGCCAGCCCGCATACGGCCCCTTCGCAGCCTGACGCATGAACGTGATCTCAAGCGGCAGAGAGCAATGCTTATGCGCGGAATAGACCAGCACCATCTCGGCTTCAAGGTCTTCGCCGTTCGCGCTCGTCCCGATGAACCAGCGTATAGGCCCGCTCATCTCACGCCGCCTTGTGCCCCGTTCACACAAACGCCTCCAACGGTTGCCGCTCAAAGCATCGCAACACGCTGATCGGGGAACAGTTCACCACGCGCATCCCGCGCCGCTGCGCGTCCTTCGCAATGTTCGGCAACACGGCCGCGTGACGCCGATGGTGCGCGCTGGGAATATGTGGCATCGGATGCTTGAACTCGCCGTTACACCAGCGATCCCCGGTCATATCCATGCCAAGCAGCACGACTTCCGCTGCGCCGAAGTGATACGCCACGTTGATCGCCGACGTGCCGCAGTCGTAGCCGCACACATGATCCGGCCGCTCACAGAGTTGGGTGTGGTCCTTCGTGCGACAGACCCGCTTCACATAGTCCGGATACATCGCCGGCAGCCTGTTCCGCGCAATCACGTACCGCCCACGAAAGGCCGGCAACAGACGCGGCACGATGTCTGACTTCTTCTCCGATGCCACAAACAACACATCGGCATCCGGCCGTAACAGGATCGCTTCCTTGATGGCAATGATTCGTCCTTTCAGCCTCGGAATCAGATGCCGCTGGCGCCGCACGCTCTCGCCGTTGCAGAGAATGAAGCACCGCTCTCCCGGCCACTCGCGCGGAATGGGCCAGGCTGCCAGGGACGGCGCTTCAGCCATCACGGTCATTTGACTCCGAACACGTAATGCCCCCACTTCCCATCGCGCCACTTCCGCGTCATGACGAAGCCATAGTCACACACGGCCTGGCTGAGCTCGTCTGAGTTCTGCCAGTACAAGGCTTCGTTGCCCCCCTTCGCCATCCACTTGTCGAGTGTCGCGCTTTCCCGATTCGTCGCCATCAGATAGAACCGCCCACCGGGGAGCAGCACGCGCTTCACCTGGGCCGTGAACTTGTCCAGATAGAGACAGTGATCGAGGCTGTTCGTGTAAGCGTTTGCGAACGATGCATCCGCACACGGCAAATCGTGCCAGTCCCCCTTGAGCACGGTCGGCCCGACTGGATGCAGATCGATGCCCACCGATCCCGCGAAGCCCGCCGCCACGGCGCCAAGCGATTCCGCCCCGGTCCTCGCGCCAAGACAGAGAACGGACCCACGCTTCAAATAGGGCCGCGCAAACCGGAACATCTTGGTGAACGCTTGCGTGTTCTTCTCGAGATGGTCCAGCAGTTTCTGCCGGTTCCCGCGCGCCTTACCGCCCTGCTTGTAGACGTACTGGGCGTAGTCGGTGAACGAACGCTGAGCGATCATGCTGCCACCCGATACGGTTTCCGGCGCCGTTTGTGATCGCGGTGATCATGCGCGGCGTACGGGTTGTTCTTCCGCATCCCCTTTAACCGATGTACCGTCAGCCCGGCTTTCCACGCGCAGTAATCCAGACTGAGCTGCGTGTTATCGCCAGAGTGCGCCTGTATTTCCCGCAGCCAGAGCTCGTTGAACGCCGAGACCTGTGGCGTATGCTGCCGTACCAGCACACAAGAGATCGTGAGCGCCTTCTGTCGGAACCCTTCGCGCCGATAGCTATCGAGTTGCCGGCGCACGGCTTTCGCATCGCCCTGACCGATCGCGATGATCTCGTGCCCTTCTTCGTAACAGGACGAGCGCAGATGATGCTTGAGCCCTGAGAGTTCATGGCCTCGGCTGTGACGCAACAGCAACGGGAGATCCGTCAACGTGAACGACGCATCGATCCAGACGACCGTATCGTACGCATCGAACAGTTGATGCGGGATGCACCGCAGCCGCCACGCTTCGCGCCTCGGATCGGGTACCTTCGGCACAACGTGCAGGGTCCATCCCTTGGAGTCCCCCTTGCACATCTCCAGATCGTCCACGAAGCACACCGCACGATCGGCAAACCGTGGCGCCGGCTTCAGACTGTCACTGCCACCTAAGATGGTCGTATAGACAATCACGCTCACGCGGCAGCCTCCCACTTGCGTCCGCCCTTCAGATGCTGGACATAGGGTCCGAATGCGGACACCGCGAACGCATCGACGCCAGACCGCCACTCGTCACACGCATGGGATGTCAGATCCCGAGCATTGACCGACACCGCCGCCAGGCCCGCCCGCAGCACATGACAATCCGTCCAGCCATCCGCCATCGACAGACACGCGCCGAACTGATACGACTCGCGACACCACCGCAAGAGCGGCATGGCCTCTGGGATCCGGAACACCACCACGCCAGTTTCGGGATGCATGGCGCCACGACCGAGATAGGCGACGTCGGCATCACCAAGCACCGTCGCAGCCAACGTCGACGGTACTGGCCGCGTCGTGACCGTATCGCCATCCAGCCAGACGAGCAGACCTTGCTCGAGGCGTAACGCGGCCTCGTACCACACAAACGGCTTAACGGCGAATCGCTGCGCGTTCCAGAGAAAACTCGTCACCTTGCGGGTCCAGGTGTCAGAGCCAGTCACTGGCGCATCCTCGCGAGTCGACGGGAGCCGGTCACGAGTCGCGCACCAGTCCGGAATAGAACTCGTCAGGCGCACCGTCACACCATCCAGATCAATCCGCTCGTCGGCATAGACCGTGACTGGATGCGGCCAGTACGACGCGAGGCTGTCAACACAGCGTCGGCCATAGCGTGCCGCGCCACTCGCCGAGAACGACGTCACGATCTCAGTGCGCGACATAAGCCAATTCCGGGGCAGCAATCCACGCCACCGTATCCCGCAGTCCGTCAATATCCCCATTACGCCGATGCCCCTGATCAATCGACGCCACAGAGGCACCCTGAAGGATGAGATTCCACGGCCTAAAGTCCCCGTGCGGCTGTGACAGCGTCCGCCACGCCGCACGGGTGGCGGCCTGCACCGTCACCCGATCGGGATAGCCCCCGCCCATCTGCAGCCAGTTCCAGAGGTTCATCCCGTGGAGCCAGTCTCGCGCTTCACCGTCCTCGAACCGGATCAGTTTCTCAGTGGCCGTACTGGTGATGGTGTGCCGCCGCACGGGATGCGGACCTCGAGCGCGCACACGCCCACGATAGGCATAGCTGGCCGTTAGAGTCGACTTCGGCCGGCGACAGAGATACATCGGTCGACGGACCCCTGGCGTGACATGACTGGGGGACCATCCAACCAACTCAGGCCGTTCCGCCTGTAATGCCTCGAGCAACGCCTGCGATCGGTCATAGTGCGCGCTCTTCGTGTCCCCCTCACCTGGTGTCTCAATCAGGATCGTTTCACCAAGCGCGAGAACCGCTTCCAACGCTGCGCGCCACTCCGGCATGTGGTGCAGGACGTTAAGCGCCAGTACCACATCCGCATGTTCGGATTGGGCCAGTTCCATCAGGTCGTCCGCCGTCAGGTGGTGTGTCATGGCGATCGTGGTGGGAATAGCGTTTGCTCGGCACGCCTCCACGAGAATCGGACGCTGATCGACCATGACACTGACCGCCCCGAACTCTGCGGCAATCCGGCACCCGAAATACCCGAGATTGGCGCCCAGATCCCAGACCGTGAACGGACGGCGATACGCCTCCAGTACCGGCCGGATGAGCGCGTAGCGATCCGCGCAGGCCCGATCGCCCTTCTCGGTGATCGCGCCAGCGAGCCATCGCTCCTGATACGCCATCAGGCCGCGACCTTTCGTGCCAGCACCCAGTAGGCCGTGGGCGCATTCGGCACGTCGCCGATCGCCCGGATCTCATCGATCCGAAATTCGCGCAACAAGAACCGGATGCCGTACTCCGTGAACCGCCAGAAGTCGTGCGGTGCCCGGTGCAACGGCTGCGCGAAGGGCACGCCGACGAGAAACGCCCCGCCCACCGTCAGAATCCGCCAGCACTCGCATACCGCGGCCCAGCAGTCGTCAACATGCTCGAGCACGCCAGAACAGAAGACCGCGTCGACCGATGCATCGGCCATCGACGACATCGACCGCACATCGAGCACGAGATCGCACGAGCTCAGCTCAGGTTCGGACGTCACATAACGATCAGCAGCCACGAAGTACTCCCGGTACGTGGAGCC